TATGACTACTACCGTTGGCTTTATCTTGGCGAGATTGTCGGACTTGGCACCAACGTCTACAACATGGATCTGTTCCACCTGATTGATCATATTCCTGATGATGATCCCTTGATTTACCTATTTCTAGCAATGGATAGTGGCCATATATCGTCCGCTACAGCATTGCCAGTCGCTGCTGTTACCTCGAAGGGCAATGTAATCGTTCTTGACACCTATTACTACTCGCCAGCAAATCAATCGTTAAAGAAGCCACCAAGCATCTTATCCAAGGAAATTCACGAATTCTTAGCTTCGGTAACCAAGAAATATCGTGGCGTGAAAGTCAAAAACATGACAATCGATTCTGCTGAAGGTGCCATGCGTAACCAGTATTACAGCGACTACCACGTTGCTTGGCATCCAGTACACAAGCTCAAAGAAGCCGACATGATCGACTACGTTCAAAGCCTGCTCGCACAAGGGCGGGTTTTTGTTTTGGACAATCCGAACAATAAAGTGTTCATGGAACAGCATCGGCAGTATCAATGGGATGAGAAGTCAATGGAGTCAGACGATCCCAAAGTGATCAAGGAGAATGACCATACGGTAGATGCATTCAAATACATGGTGATGGATAACGCCCGATTACTTGGGCTGAAACGTTAGAAGGTGATGACTTGAGTCTAATTGACACGATTAAGAACATGTTCAGGAAAGGAGGTGCAGCATTGGGTGTAGTACAAAGCTTGAGTCAGATCACTGATCACCCCAAAATCAGTGTGGATCCAAAAGAATACAATCGTATTGCGCTTGACAAGCGGTATTTTGAGGGGAAGTTTCCGGCCATTAAGTTCCGGAATACTTACGGCCAATTAAAAGAACGGCCGTACGTCACCTTAAACATGATGCAGGTCATCTGTCGGCGTATGGCTTCGCTCTTATACAACGAGCAGAGCAAGATCACCATCGAAACGCGCGCCGAACAGACTGATGATAACGGTCAAGCTGTGGATTATAAAGAGCCTGACGAAGCGGACACATTTATTCATGACGTGCTTGAGGATAATGACTTCAACAAGAACTTTGAGCGTTATTTGGAGTCATGCCTGGCACTCGGCGGTATTGCTATTCGACCATATGTGGATTACAACACGAAGAAGATCAAACTGGCCTGGGTACAGGCACCAAGCTTCTATCCGTTACGCTCTAACACCAATGACGTATCCAATGCGGCCATCGCTACCCGGACTGTTCGTACTGAGGGACATCAGAATGTGTACTATACATTGCTTGAATTCCATGAGTGGAGCGAGAACCAATACACTGTCACCAATGAACTGTATCGGTCTGAGGTGTCGAATGAAGTTGGCATTAAAGTGGACTTAGGAACGCTTTATCCTGACTTGACCCCGATCGCCCAGTTGAATCCAACGGTATTCACCCGACCATTATTCGTTTATCTTAAACCTGCCGGCTTCAACAACCGCAACATCACGTCACCGCTAGGCATTGGGATTACCGATAATGCATTGAATACGCTCAAACAACTCAACGATGCTTATGATCAATTCAACTGGGAAGTCCGCATGGGTCAGCGCCGAGTAGCTGTGCCTGATAATATGACCGAGGTTGTCTTTGATCAGAGTGGTCAGCACAAGCCGCAACAAGTCTTCGATCCTGACCAGAATGTATTCTTATCCATTCAAGGCGGTGGGATGGACGCAAGAAGCGTGCAAGATCTGACTACCCCGATTCGGTCGGCAGATTATATTGCATCGCTCAATCATTTCTTGAAGACGCTTGAAATGCAGGTGGGTCTGTCTTCGGGCACATTCTCATTCGATACCGGCGGCAACCTGCAGAACAAAACAGCGACAGAAGTCGTTAGTGAGAACAGCATGACGTACCAGACGCGGAACAGCCATCTCACGATGGTTGAGCGGGCGGTGCAAGAACTCTGCGTGTCAATCTGTGAATTGGCAAGTGCCACAATTATTGATGGCTCAGCATTGTACGATGGCCCGACTCCGACCATTGATCAGGTGACGGTTGATTTTGACGATGGGGTCTTCACAGACAAATCAGCCAGCTTGGATTATTGGATCAAGGTCGCGGCTGCGGGTTTTGCACCAAAACAAGTTGCCATTGCGAGGGCGTTAGACGTCCCGGATGATGTCGCTAAGCAATACGCAGAACAGGCTGCTACCGAAAGCAAGCCGGCGATGCCCCAGGACAATCAGGGCGGACTGTTTGGCGGGGACGGTGATAGTTAATGCCTCAGGCCACACCATACCAGCTGAATCTCACCCAGGCGACCATTGGGGATATCTATGCATCACTTGAGCAATCGCTGTTTGACATGTTTGTGGATCGCTTGACTAATCATGGTGCCTTCCCGCTCGACGAGGATCATATGCTCCAGTGGCAAGCCGAGCAGTTGAATCAGTTGCACCTGGTCAATGAAGCGACCATCAAAGAGGTCAGTAAAGCCACTAAGCTGGCAGAACCCAAACTGCGGCAGCTGTTCAATGATTTCGGCATTCGGATCGCCAACACAGAATATGCTCGGCTTGGTGATGAAACTGGGCAAACTATGAGTCCCAGTACCAACATTGACCAGCTGATGGATGGCTATCTCAAACAAACGTTTCTGGACATTAACAACAATGTTAATCAGACGCTAATCACCACGAATTACGGCGAGAATGCGGCAACCCGGACGTATCAGCAAATTGTCAAGGAAACCACTGCCAAGGTTATTACTGGTCTTAAAACGCCAGCCAGAGCCTTAGCCGATACGGTTTATGAATGGCGTGACAAGGGCATCCAAACCGTTTTGACGGACAAGGGGACACATCCCTGGTCGCTTGAAGGATATGCACGTACAGTGATTACCACCACCAGCAATCGCGCGTTTCAGGCGGTACGAGATCAGGCCGCGGACGACTACGGCATTGATACTTTTGCAATGTCCAGCCATCCGGCGAGCCGGGAAGCGTGTGCCCCCATTCAAGGCAAGACGGTAACCACCCGATATCAGTCCTTCCGGTCGAAAGTGAGTGGTGAGTGGTTTGAGTCTCTCTACAACCATGGATATGGTCAACCCGCTGGAACGTTTGGGATCAATTGTCACCATCAAAAATGGGCGTACATCCCTGGGGTCAGCAAGAACAGCTTTTCCCAGTTTGACCCTGATGAGGCGATCCGAAACGGCAACGTCCAGGCCAAGCAGCGCGAGCTGGAGCGTAGAGTACGGAAGTACAAAGCCAACCAGCAGCTTGCCGAAAAGCTTGGCGATGTGAAAGGCGTTGAACACTTTGATAAGTTGATCAAAGACAATCAATCCGCTTTACGGGATTTGGTCAAAGACCACGATTTCTTGCATCGTGATTATTCAAGAGAAAAGTCATTTGGCCCAAGTGAAAAAGAGGTTAAGTCACTAAAGGCGCGTTCAACGATCAATGTCGAAAAGCAAAATCGACATATTCCCGGAACGAAACAGTATGCTGATTATGTCCGTGTGAGATATACTAAGGGCAAGAAGTATCCACCGAGTGAATTGACTATTTCCATTGAAAAGGCTCAGGAATTGATTAATAAATATGGCAACATCAGCTTGGCTAAGGGTTATGACCTTTTTGATGCTGGTGAAAAAATCGGCGTGTTCGTTGATCAAAACCTTGGTGATAGATTCGATACTTCGCTAGGAAGAATTGCATATTCCAAGTCTGGCGCTCATATAACGCCGTTGGATCCCAGAAAGGGGCTGAAATAGTGATGCCACTGACAATCAAAGCTGATCCGTATGGGTATTTGTTACAGTTTGAGAATGATAATGTTGATGTGCATCTAAAGAACGGTCATCACATTTTCGGGTCTGTCGAAATCGTTGATGATGACGACACGTTTGATCGCGCTGAGCCGTCGTTGTTTATCAAGACTTCAAACGGCTTTACTCAGGCATTTTCTGGGGACATTAAAGACGTAAGGGTTCAGCAGTAAGTGATTGTAAACTTTCGACCTAAGTAAGTCGGTAAACTGCTTATTTTTTATGCCAAAAATCCATGCGGGAGCCGACCCGCTCATCAACGGCTAAGGAGATAAGC